AACAATTTTGAAACATTTTTTGTTGCAGCCGATTATTTGTCTTATGCAAATGCGTTGTACGTTTCACGAGCAGATAACGGTGCAACCACCGCCGCAAATACAACGTTTGAAGCCGCTTATACTGGTTCGTTAGGAGATTCTGTTTCAGTTTCTTGGACAACGGCTAGCGGGTTTTCTTCAGAATTGTATGGTGTTGGCGATATTCCAGCGAATAAAGTATCAGACAATGCAATTGGTCAACCGACTGCTTTTAATGCTAGCGTTTTTACGTTTGAAGTTGCAAACACTGATCAATTGGCAGCAGGTTCTATTGGAGCCGGTGATATTTTAACTATTGGAAATGATTCTGCTGGTTATCAAGATTTTGGAGTTATAAGCGTTGTTGAAACGCCAGTTATTGATAATTTGGTAACTATTGGTTATCAATACACTATTACGACAGATACAAAATATTTGTTAACAGAATTTGATGTAAATAAATTATCTTTTTCTCAAAAGTTTAAGTATTACACAAGTTTCCAAAGCGCCCCATCAGCAAATCATATACACGCTGTTGTATCTGATGCCGACGGCGGAATTACTGGACAAGCTGGAACAATATTAGAAATATATCAAAATGCTTCCACACAGGCAGGTGCTCAATTACAAGATGGGACGTCAAATTATTTCAATGACCTCGTTGGAAATTCTGAATGGGTTGCAGTAGCAAATACAAGTGCATGGACGACTAGCTTAAGTGGTAAAACTAAGTACGAAAGATTAGATGGTGCCACGGACGGGTCGTCAGAAACAACTGTAGGTCTTGCTGGTATTGGACAAGCTTGGGATGTATTTAAGAATTCAAATGAAATTGATGTTTCTTTTCTTTTGCAAGGTAAAGGCGATGATGCTGGTACAACTGCAAATTATATTGTTGGAAATATTGCTGAATATAGAAAAGATTGTGTTGCTTTCCTTTCGCCTTCTAAAGAAGCTGCAGCATCTGACACAAATCCAAATACTCAATTAACAAAAATACTTGCTCATCGCAATAAGATTCAAAACTCTTCTTATTGGTTTATGGATAGCGGTTATAAGTATCGTTATGACAAGTATAACGATGTATATCGTTGGGTACCAATGAACGGTGATATGGCCGGTCTTGCGTCAAGAGTTGAAGTTTTTGAATCACCGGCTGGTTTCCGTAAAGGAGTTGTAAAGAATATTGTTAAGCTAGCTTTTAATCCTAATAAAGCCCAAAGAGACGTTCTTTATAGCAGCGATATTAATCCTGTAATGTCTCAAGTAGGCCAAGGAATTGTTCTTTTTGGTGATAAAACTGGTTATGGCGTAACGAGTGCATTTGATCGTTTAAACGTTCGCCGCTTGTTCATTGCGGTTGAAAAGGCAATTGCATCTGCTGCACAGTCATTCTTGTTTGAACTTAATGATGAATTTACGCAAACTCAATTTAAGAATATTGTTGAACCATTTTTAAGAGAGATTCAAGGCAGACGAGGTATTACAGATTTCCGCGTTATTTCGGATTCCACTGTTAATACTCCTGAAGTTATCGACGCTAATAAATTCAAAGCTAGTATCTTTATCAAACCGGCGCGTTCAATTAACGTAATTGAATTGACGTTTGTTGCTACAAGAACAGGTGTTGAATTTGACGAAATCGTCGGCTCACTTACTTAATATAAATATTAGAGTATAACAAGGAGAACTAGGAAATGGCTTTTAATATCAACGAGTTTAAATCACAGCTGATTGGCGGTGGTGCTCGTCCATCTCTCTTCCAAGTTCAGATTTTAAATCCTGTATTAGCAAATGCAGATTTTAAGGTCCCATTCATGGTTAAGTCGGCGCAAATTCCGTCTTCAACCGTTGGTGGTATTGAGGTACCTTATTTCGGTCGAAAATTGAAATATGCAGGTGATAGAACTTTTGAAGATTGGAGCGTAACCGTTATTAATGATGAAGATTTCGGTATTAGAAATTCATTGGAAGCCTGGTCAAACGCAATTAACACTCATGATACTAACATCAGATCTTTGCCACAAAACTATAAATCAAATGGTATTGTAACGCATTACGGAAAAGATGGTAATCCACTTCGTTCATATATTTTTGAAGGAATGTATCCTTCAACGATTAATAGTATTGATCTTGGATGGGATCAAAATGATGCGATCGAAGAGTTTCAGGTAACATTTACATATGATTTTTGGAGAGTTGAAGGCGTTACAGGCATTCCTACTACTTAATAGAAGGAATTAAATTATGAAACTTTTTGGCTTTTCTATTACGAGATCAGCGGATGAGGTCTTACCGGCTTCATTCGTTGAACCTCGCAACGATGATGGCGCTCTAACAGTTGGAAATTCTTTAGGAAGTTTTTATTCAACCACGTTAGACATGGAAGGCACGGCAAAGACCGAAGCCGAATTAATCACTCGCTATCGAAACATGGCACTTCAGCCAGAAATTACTCAAGCTATCGATGAAATTGTTAATGAGGCAATTAATGTCGACACCGACGATCAGGTTGTTGACATTGTATTAGACGATGTCGATTTACCACCAAAAATTAAAGATAAGATTTCAGAAGAGTTTGACAACATTCTTTCTCTTTTTGATATGAGTAATAATGCCTACGATATGTTCAATAGGTATTATGTCGATGGACGTATCAACTATCACATAATCATCGACGAAAAGAATTTAAAGAAAGGTATCGTCGAATTAAGATATATCGATCCAAGAAAAATAAAGCTTGTTAGAGAATTAGACAAAAAGAATGACGAATCTGGTGTACCACTAAAAACACTTAAGAACGAATATTTTTTGTATTCAGAAAGCGGTTTCGGCGCTTCGTCTAGACAATTTTCTACTACAACGCAACAAACAATAAAAATTGCAAAGGATTCTATTGCAAGAGTTACTTCAGGATTAATGAATGAAAGTAATTCATTAGTCTTAGGTCACCTTCATCCTGCAATGAAATCCTTAAATCAATTGCGAATGTTAGAAGATGCAACAGTTATCTATACACTAACACGAGCTCCAGAGCGTCGTATCTTTTATATCGATGTTGGTAACTTGCCTAAATCAAAAGCAGAACGATACATCAGAGATATGATGGCCCGTCATAAGAATAAGCTTCAATATAATTCATCAACTGGTGAAATTACCGACGGTCGTAAAATGATGACAATGACCGAAGATTTTTGGTTTCCGCGTCGAGGCGGTGAAAGATCTACGGAAGTTGATACTCTTGCAGGCGGTTCTTCTCAAGCATTATCTAGTGATGAAAATTTACAATATTTTCAACGCAAATTATTCAAGGCATTGAAAGTACCTATTTCTAGATTAGAACCAGAAAATATGTATTCGTTTGGACGAGTATCAGAGATTACACGAGATGAAATGAAATTTGGTAAATTCATTCGTCGGTTACGTTCAAGATTTTCGTGGCTTTTTACTATTGTTTTGGAAAAACAATTGGTACTAAAAGGCGTGTTAACTCCTGAGGATTTTGCAAGGATTCGCAACGAGATTCGCTTTGACTTCATAAAAGAAAATTATTTTGAAGAATTGAAAGAAATGGAAATTATGAAGGAGCGGATGGGCACACTGCGAGAAATTGAAGAATACAAAGGCGAATATTTTTCAAAAGAATGGATTCGCAAAAATATTCTTCAAATGTCAGAAGAAGAAATCAAGGAAATGGACGATCAGATTGCGTTAGAAAAAGAATCAGAACCTGATGATGAAGAAGGTAATGATTTTGATTCTGGAGCACCTAACACGCCTGCAAACACTGGCGTTGTAGTACCAGGCGGTGGGTACGATGGAGAAGAAGATAAAGATGACCCAAAAGCCAAAAAATTATTAACATCTGAGGAGGAAGTCGCAAACAGCCAGCTGCAGCTACTTAAAAGTATGGCAAAATTTATTGATTCGGAATAATACATTATGAATATGAACGAAATATTAAACACTGGCTTTTTGGTTAGTCTGTTTAAAAAATTCAAAAATGAAATTAATGAAAGCGTCGATGATGTTTATCGAAAAATAGGTAATCTTGATTCTACAACCGTTATTCGTGGACCCGAAGGGCAAAAAGGCGAAAAAGGAGAACAAGGATTAATTGGCGAACAAGGCCCACCAGGTCCACAGGGCAAACAAGGATTAAGAGGAGTTCGTGGTTATCCTGGCAAAGACGGCCGAGACTTTACCCCAGAAATTGCTCTTTTTGACAAAACTCTCACAGAAACAACTCAAGCTAACGAACAAAAAATCAATAAGTTCATTTCTGAAACAAAAAAAGAAATGAAACTTTTTGAAGATAAGCTGTCAGCCACTTTTTACACAACAGAAAAAGATAACGACGCAAAGATAAAAGATATTTCTGTAAAATTTAATAATTTTGTAAAAACAGTTAATAAGTCTTTAGGCGCTATCGGCGGTGGCGGTTCTGTAAATATATTGCAGATGGACGATGTTGAATTTAAAAAGCGTCATTTAGTTGAAGGTAATTCTGTCCTTATTTTTGATTCAGAAAAACAAAAATTTATTTCTGAATCCTTTACAGATATTATAGATAGATTAGAGCTAACAATTGGGGCGGCATTAGAAGTGCAATACGATAAAATTATAGATCAAGATGGAGATTTTACTTATATAGGTGAAGCAGAACCAGGCTCAGTTAGATCAAACCCAGTTTGGCGAATCAAGCGCGTCTATGAATTAGGCGATGATTTGGAAATTATATGGGCCGATAATTCTGCAGAGTTTGATAAGGTTTGGGACGATAGAGCTACATACGAGTATAACTAATGGCCACTTATACTACCAGTTGGACAACAATTAGTACAAATGACGCGGCCACAGGATGGGGCGAAATGGTTGCTCCAAACGGCTCTGGTGGTGCTCCTGCTCTTGATAACGAAAACTATATTCAAGGAACTGGTTCTCTTTCACAGCCAACTGCTCAGGCTACAGATCAAAGCGCAGGTGTTAATTTAGATTTAAGTCAGGTTGCCGTAGGTACGCTGACCAGTACAGGATGGACAACCGGTGATGTGGTATTTGTATGGTTAGACTTTGCTGCACCTGCTAACATTTATGATTGGGATGCAAGCGATACTGGTGCAACAGGCGCTGGTGGATGGGTATGTGGATTTCAAGATAACAGACAGAACAATAACAGTCGTTGGGATGCATGGCGTTGTTTGGGTAGTGACTTTGGTACATATCCATACGGGGGTTGGCAGTGTGCTGTATTTTATCCATTAGGTACAGCAGATCAATCCGGAGCCGGCGGAAGTGCAGCCGGCGCTTGGAATTATTTTATCAGTGTACCAAATTTAAGAAACGCAATTACAAAAGGTTCTCCACACGTTGTAGATGCAATACGTTTTGGCAGAGGCTTTATTGAAATTACTGGAACTGGTGGATCGTTTTCAGAATTAGCAGCATATAACGATTATGATGATGCAGCCAATACTCCGCCAGGAACAAGTTCAACATCTGTAGATTCCGGTCGACATAAACTTGGTATATTTTCAGAAAGAGGCGGTGGTTACGTTTGGCAAGGTCTTTTACAATTTGGAGCCTCGGGTAGCACAATAACCTTTAGTGATAGTAATGCAATTATTACCAAGTTAGATACACCAAGAACATATGCAGGATTCGATAAGATAGAAATTATTAATGCCTCTTCTTCTGTAACATGGAATACAGTTACTATTAACGGCGCAGAAACCACAGTCGAAACAACATTTACAAACTTTCCTCGATCTTGGGGTAATTTTGAAATGGTTGATAACGCAACTCTTATTTTAAGAGGATGCACGTTTGTTGATTTAGGAACGTTTATTTTACAAAGTAATGCAACTGTAGATCAAGGTACAACTTTCAGAAGATGCCAAGTGGTTACTCAAGGTGGCGCATCATTAGATGATGTGAATTTTGTAAACACTCAGGTATCAACTGAATCGATTATTTCAACTACTGCTACTATTGCAGATATTACTAATTGTAGTTTTACAAGAGCTGCTGGCACAATTAATGCAGTATTCATTGATAATATTACAACGACTGGGACACTAACCTGGGACGGAAATACCTTAACTGGATATGGTACGCAAACAGTTGGAACAGGCATTACAAGTACGTCAGGCGGTGCATTACGTTTAAGATTTACTTCAGGTACTCCTACCATTACTATTTCGGTTGTTAATAGCGGAACAATTCCTACTGTAGAAATAGTAAATGCTGGTGGCACAGGAACAGTCAATATAGAACAAAACGTTGAATTTGCCTTAACAGTTAGCGATGTAGATGGTACTGCAATTGTTGGTGCACAGGTTGCTGTTTTTAATGCGGATACTAATGCAACAATTACTAATCAATTAACCACGACAGGCGGTGTATTAACAACTCAAGTATTTACAGCTGCAAACCAAAACCTAGTAATTCGAGTTAGAAAAAGTACGACAGGAAGCACGAGATATATTCCTCTTGAAACAACTGCATCACTTGGTACAGCTAACTTATCACTTAGTGCGACACTTACCGTTGACGAGCTGGTGGAGTTATAATAGATGACGACTGAAGTACTTTTAAGCGGTGACATCACAGTCTATTTCCCCGGTGATGCGGCTGGTGATAAGCAAATTAAATGGACGGGATCTACTGCGTTTACCGCCACTCGTACCGTAAACGAGTTATATACAGCACTCCAAGATCTTTTTGATAATAACACTGCCGGAACTGGTGATTATATCGCGTATGATTTTGGTATTCCAATGAAGGCTGTTACTCCACGAGTATATGACTTTGGTTTAATTGAAAGAGATGACGATCCTTGGTTCATCGATCAGACGACCATCCAACATTTAACCGGTGGTTCAATACAAACAATTGGATGGACTCGAACTGTAGGTACTAATACTGGTATTGTTGCCGTACCAATCACAAACGTAGATATTGTAATCGGTGATGTTGGCAACACTATTACTCACGGAGATGGTGATTCGGGTACTCTTCTTGATTTTGAAGATACTGATTATGGAACCTATCTCTGGATTCGACCGGATAGTAATGCGGCCGGAAATAATTTTGATTCGACCTCTGGCACATTAACGTGTAACGGCCACACGGCAACTCAAACAGATTCTGCTAAAGATGGTGAAAAGAGATGGAACAATATTGT